AAACTCTTTACCTGTAACGAGTAAATCTCTCATACCTTCATGAAAGACTTTTTTCATTTTATATTTTTCAGCTAAATAGTCTATACCATCTCTAATAGACTCTTCAATAACTTCTTTATACTCGAACCTCATGAAGTGGTCAATGTCGTCTGGAATAGGAAAGTCTTTGTTATCCATTTCTAATTCCATGCCGTAAACCTTTTCCACCTCTGCATTTATTTCTTTCAGCAAATCATTTGCTATTAAAGAAATTTTAAACTGTTCTTTACGTAATGCAGCATCCATGTTAACTGCAAACACAGACTTGTCTATAGGTCTATTTAAATCTTCATTACACAGTAAATCAATTTTATTTTTAGATAATGGATAGTTGGATAGAGTTGCAGGAGAAGGCATGTTGTATTGCTCAGTAACATAACTATAGTCATCGTGCTCTACATCACCATTGTAAAGCCTATAATTTTTAATGTCTTTGTCGTAGTCACTAATATAACCTTCTTGATTATTATAGTCTAATGCTGAAACAATTGCATCAAGGTTTTTCTCACACCAATCAAGTGTTTTTTCGTTTTCAGGTAAAAATTGTTTAGGAAATTGACTCATTTTTTAATTTTTATATGGAATTAGTCTACCGTTTTCTCTTCTGTAATAAACAAAACCTATTCCTTGTTCTTGTATTTTATCTTTTTTAACTTGTTTGTCGTAAAGGTCTATATCATGTATAAGACATAAACCAAATGCTATTACCCTATCCGTGTTTCTTAAACCATAGCTCCCTAATTCATCTAATAAATCTACAAACCATATATCTTCACAATTATCTTCTATGTAGCTTTCTAAAAACTGTTCCATTACAGCTTTAGTATGTTTGTTCATTTGTAATCCGTATCTGTTTCTATTTACAGTTTTCGGAGAATGTGCTGTTGCTGGTCTTTCTTTTAAATACTGTTTACCTCCTGCTCTTTGGAAGTGTCCAATAATACCAATACGTGTAAACTCAATTAACATTTTGGCATTGTAATATACGGCTAATTTTAGACATCCATCCCAGAACTCTTCTGCTGTGTCAGGACGCTCAGTATATTCAGCTATAGGGTAATTACCTGCAATTTCTGTGCTGTAAAACCTTCTAAATATAACAGCACTACCTAAAGAGCTTGTAGATGCTTCGTCTTGGTCATAAGAATCTATCCCACCTATATCAAGACCTTTAAGTTCAGTGCGTGGGTGTGCTAGTATTTTATATGGGCCTGTTCTATCTAGTACAAACTTAACTTCCATACCGTCACCTTCCCATTCTAATCTACCGTGTTGTATTTGACCTCTTAATGATTCGTTAGTAAGTATTTCGCTTCTTTGAGCGTTTATCTTTGCTATATTAAATCTCGAGTTTTTGGTTTGTAAAAAAGCTTCCTCTACAGTTAAGGGGTAATTTTGTAATTCTAGATTGTATCCTTTTTGATTTCCTGCTTGGTGTAATTTTTCTCTACGTTCTTTTAATGCTTTAGTAGCACCATCATTATCAGACAAACCTTTATTTAAATCAAAAAATCCATGATAACACATAGAAGCTGGTATAAACATAGGTATTAAATTAAACGCATCTGCGTTATAATACATCTCCATAAAATCTTTAGATGCTGCTTCTATATCACCACCAGTACCTCCAATAACAGGAACACCATATTGCACATCACCATCCATAAAACATGCTTTAGATGACATGTATGCATTTAGTAGCTCTTTAAATTCTCCTGCTTCTTCAAATACCATCACTGATAAACGTTCCCCTTTATAAACTTCAGGGTTACTCATTGTTCTACAGTGTATTACAGATTGAAAACCATCTACACCCCACTTACCGTCACGTCCTTTAACTTTATAACCTGACTTCATTACCTCTTCACCTTCTTTAAAAGTTGAATGTCTAAAATTTGAATGTTGATTATTAAGTCCAGCCTTNACTTTATCAAAAAAAGATGTCGCAGTAACTTGCAAACCTGCAGCAACTCCAACATGATTATAAGGGTANAACGTATATTCGTGAGCTAGTATGCCAGAATTCATATAAGAAAAGCCTTTATCTCTTGCTTTAATTACAATCATTCCTTTCTCTTCTTTCTTACAAGTATCAAACAGGTCAAAATAGTTTTTGTCCATGTCTCGATACCAAGGAGAGATAAGAGTTTTACGACTGTTACCTTTAACACCATCACTACCTAAAATTTTATAGAAGTTTAAATAGTAATAATGTTTACCTGTAATAAAATCCATGCCTTTAGGTTTAAAACCTTCTTTGCATCTACGAATTTGCTCATCCCAGTACTCTCTATACATAACACTTTCAGGGTTCAAGTCAGGTATTCCTTCATATATTAAAGGTTGGTATTTTTTTATGTTACCCATTCTTTTGCGCCTGTAAAGTTTCTAAATAGCTTAACTCTCTATTACCCGCAATCTTAGTTCGTTCACCTCTTCTCTCGATAGCGTCTAATAGTGTCTTACGGGTTGCTAAAATTTTATCTACACCTATCATAACTTTCTGTATGTCAGCTGCGTTTTCTATATCTATTTTAGTATTTTCTAATAAAGATGTGTATTCATTTATCTTTTCATTAAATGCAGCAAGTTGTGCATCTAATGGGTCGTATTGTAATTGATTATACTTAAGTATCGCGCTAGCGATTTTTTTGTTTTTTACACCTTTCCATTCGTAGTTGTCAAACAAATCTTTAGACACCACTCGCATTCTTTCTGACTCTGAAAAATGTCTATAAGGTGAATCGTAATCTGCAATATAAGCAACAAACATAAGACCATCATTAGAAAGGCCACTTGTTTCTAAAACAGATTTAAACTCAGGTATGCCGAACACACCATCATCCTCTACAATTCTACCTTTTTTACTTATCTTTAATAGGTACATGCTTTTTTAGTTCTGTTTTCATAATAAATATACCATGATTTACATATGGCATACTACCTTCTTGCCTTACATTAAATTCATCTAGATATTTGAAGTCAATTGTGTCTACGCTACCGCCTTGTAATATATATTTATTATTCAGTGGCAAGTAGCCCATATCAATGTAGTCTGAGATAATTTCGATTTCTTTTTTATCGGTCATGCTATTGACATTTACATAACCAAATATTTTTTGGTTTGGCATAATTTCTATTACACCAAATTTACTTTTCTGCTTGTCCATAATTTCCATGATGTAAAGTTAATAAAAAAAAGGGTACAATATACTGCACCCCTTTTCTAACCAAAAAACAAACAATTATTATATTAAATCATTATTTAATCATGTTGAATAATTCCACCTTTCTTAAAGGTTTTCTTATCAATACCTACACTAGCTAAAACTCTATTACCCATATCTTGATTATAACCGTCCATGTATTTAGACTGTCTTTTTGCTGCGTATATAGAATCTACTGCCAGACTTTTTCTTTCACGTCTAGGCATACCTTTAAGAGTAGTCTTCATGTTTTCAGAGTAAGCTCCTTTTCTTTTAGAATTACCTCTTATAAGTTTCTTAGCAGCCCTTTTAGTTTGCTTTGATACTTTACGTCCACCAAAATTTCTAAGCCTTGCCATTAGTCGTGTTGTATATACCCACCTTTATTATACATTCTAGAGCTAGATGATTTTTTAAGCATACCACCTTTAGAATAACCTAAAGTTTCAGATATTTTTTTGTTACCAGAAGAAAGATTCTTTTTTGCTCTTGTAGATAAAGCACTTTGCGCCATACCACTTATATTTTGTCCTGTTGTTGTTTTTTTTATAGAACCTGAACCACCTTTTACAGGGTCTTTTGTTCTAGATACAATTTTATTTAAGTATGCTTCTGAAGCTGCTGTCTTACCACTTTTATTTGCGTTCTTTATAGCTTTTTTTACTTTACGCTTTTTATTAGCTGCTTTTAATTTTTTTATTATACCAGGCATAATTATATTTTTTATTGTTATTCGTCAAATATACTTAAAAAAAATTTATAGTTTTTTGAGTGTGGATGTATTATGGTGAATCCCCCACCGCTACGGCAAACCTTGGACGCCCCCATTGCGTAACCATAACCTGCTAATCCTTCCCGATATTAAATAACGTAGTACTAAGCTACGTTAGTTAACTTAAACTTATTAAGACATGAAATACATTACTTTAATCGAAATGTGTGAGTATCTTGATGTGACAAGCATCATATACCCTATCACACTAGAGTTAGTGTTACCAATGGACAGCCCAATGCGTATGGAGTTCTCTTCAATAGAAGACTTCAACGAATGGCTAGTCGACACAGTCGGCTTCATCGGTAACACAGGAATAAAGGAGAGTTTAGCACGCATAGTATAGCGTGTTAATCCTTCCTGATTTTAATTAACTTAAATTGATAAGACATGTACGACTTCAAAATCCTTCACGACAAAGCTGTTAATATTCAAAAGAAAATTAACCAATGGAAACATAGCTTTAGCGTGAAGCATCAGTCCACCATAGCGTGCCCTCATAAAGAAGGCTTCGTTATNGTAACCTTGTTGTTAATCCCTAAAGCGAAAGCAGAGGACAAACCAACAACGGAAACAAAGACTGTAACGGAAACGAGAACTGTAGACG